TGAATGTGTATTTATGTTCTCTTTTGACAAAATTTCGGACATTATGTATTTCATGTCTTTATTGTTAAGACGCTTGAAATTATAGTTAGCACATCTTGACATTAAAGGATTAATGATTTTGTGTCTATCATTACAAGTAATAATAAATCTACAATTATCAGAATATCTTTCCATAATTCTCTTTAGTGCATTTTGTGCATCTTTAGTCATACCATCCATTTCATCTAGTAAAATAATCTTAAATGGTACATCACCGATTCTTTTAGTAGAAGCAATCTCTTTGATTCTATTTCTTACTGTCTCTAACTTTCTATCATCAGAAGCATTAATCTCAAAGAAGTTATTCTTTCTGTTATCTTCTAGTATTCCGTTCGCCAAAGAAATAGCGGCAGCAGTTTTACCTACACCTGCTACACCGTACAATAAAACATTAGGCATTTCTTTATTAACAACCCAATGTTCTGCATCTAATACAAAATTAGTCTGTCCTATTATTTCATTGAGTCTTGTTGGTCTATATTTTTCAGTCCATAATTCACTCATCTTCGTGCATCTCCTTATCTAGTTTAATGAATGTTTTATCAGTAGCCTTACCGTAAATTACATCCATAGCATATCCTTTTTCATGTAAAACACTCATAGCCATTGCTAATCTTTCTTCAAAATGAGGCGGTGGATTACAGGGGTCATTACTATCTGTTGTATATCTAAATGCTATTGTAAAATATGTCTTTTCTTTTTTCATTGTATCGCCCTCTGTTTCAAACTTTTAGTTGTAATGTTATTGGCTTTATCTTTAGCCAATCTTTCTTTGTAGGTTCTTAGACCATAAGTAATAACGTCAAAAGGTTTGTCAAACAAATCTCCTATCCTAGAAGGTTCAACTATTACACAATCACAAAAATCACAACACCTTCCTTGTGCGATTGGTGCAGCGTTATGGCCTTGTGTTCTGAAAACTTTTCCATTTAACATTTTATGTTCTATGTTCTTTAAACAAATAACACATTGTATTATTTCTTCCATTACTCTTTCTCTCCTTTTAATTCGTCAATTAGTTTTAGAAACAATTCATTTTGTTTCTCTAACAAATCTAACATTTTATCCATTCTTCTTTTATATTTTCTATCATTCAATTGTTTTCTCATTTTTATTCCTCTTTATTTTTATAACCACTTATCTAAAGTGGGGGAAGGTAATACTACCTTCTTTGATTCTATTTTTCTTTTCTCTCCAAGTTTTAATAATCTACATTCTGAATTATCTAACTTAGACATTGCATATTTTTTGAACTTATCATCTTTCAATAAATCTTGTAAGAGATAAGTTTCGTATCTTCTTAATCCTAACCTACTAGCAATACTACCTAACTTAGAATACTTTCTTCTAGTAGGCATTACCATCTTAGCACTTAGTTTACCATTATGAGAATATGCTAATAACTCATAAAAGTAGGAACTATCCCAACGTCTTTTAACATTATTATCTATAAATGCTATTTTGTTAGGATGTATGTTTGGTACTATCCAAGATAATATCTGATTATCTGCGGGCGTATTAATCTTAAGTTTAAGTGCAACTTCGTCTCTATCTCTATTAGTTAGATATTCTCTAACTAAAGTAAACATATCTAAATCATAATTGATAGGCTCGTCTGCTCTAGGTGATATATTTAGAACATCTAACTTTTCTGTTGGTCTTTTCATATCACATAAATTATAGATAGAAGTGGGTACTGCCTTTTTACTATCAGTAATCAATACTACTTGACCTGCATACTCTAGTATAGTTCTTCGTATCAAATCAGTATTTGGTT